ACATTATTCAACCGTACATCGTGATTTCTCAGGAACGCGAGATTATGCCCATCCTAGGTCAAGCACTAACGGATAAGATTAGCAGTTTAATTAAAGAAGCGACAATTGATGCTGCGGAGAACGTCCATTACAAAACCCTTCTGGACGAGTACATTATCCCATCCTTAATTCAGTTCGCATTTATTGAAGTTATATACGTTATGCGCTTGAGGTTTTCAAATAACTCAATTACAATTCCAGACAGTACGCAAGGACCTAGTGCTTCAATGCAGGACATTAAATCAGTTATTGACAGAACGCAGGACATCGCTATGTTTTACAGGCAGCGGCTTATTGATTTCATGTTGTTCAACGTAACAAACTATCCGGAATACACGGCTAATCAGTATCCAAAACTAGGCCCTACACAAAGAAATTATTTCCAAAATCTAAATGTCTACCCCGCGCTACCGCCAACAAACCGAACAGTCCGAATCCTCGAAGGCATCGGTTTCCAAGGGACGCTTTAAGAACAAGCAATTACTTGCTGAATATATCGATAAATGGCAATCCAAAGACTCACAGATAAAACCGCGTTAGGAGCAACACCTGCAAGCGATGACTTGCTTATGATTGTGGATGTAAGCGACACAACGGGAAGCCCTGAAGGGACATCAAAAAAGATAACTGTTGCTAATTTAGGAACTGGTGGTGGTGGTAGTGGAACGGTTACAAGTGTAGCTGTTAGCGTACCTTCTGCTTTAAGTATTACAGGGTCACCAATTACGACCTCTGGAACGATTGCAATTGCAGGAGCAGGAGCAGTAACGGATTACATTGACGGAACAGGGGCTTTACAAACTTTCCCTGCTATACCTGCGGGAACGGTTACGAGTGTGACGGGGGTTTCTCCGATTGACTCGACTGGAGGTGCTACTCCTGCTATATCAATTACTAACGCTACCACATCTTTATCGGGTGCAATGTCAGCAACCGACAAAACGAAACTTGATGGTATAGCGACGGGTGCAGAAGTTAACACGGTTGACGATGTAACTGGAGGAACCGGATTAACCGCAAGCCCTACAACCGGAAGCGTAGTGGTAAACCTAGATAGTACCGCAGTAACGGCAGGGGCGTATACAAACACTAATCTTACCGTAGATGCTCAAGGCAGAATAACAACGGCATCCAGTGGAAGCGGCTCAGGTATCGCAGCCGTAGTAGATGATACAACGCCACAACTTGGAGGAAACCTTGATGTTCAAGCATTTGAAATTGACACGTCAGTAACTAACGGAAGCATCGTAATCGCTCCTAAAGGGACGGGTGTGCTAGAAGTAAAAGGAGGAACGGCTAGCGCGGCAATCCAACTTAACTGCGAAATCAATACTCACGGAGTAAAAATACAAGGGCCTCCCCATAGTGCTACGGCAAACTATACGCTTGTACTTCCTAACGACACGGGTACAAATGGACAAGTATTAACTACTAACGGTTCAGGTACTTTATCCTTTACAACTGTTAGTGGAGGAGGAGGAGGTACGGTCACATCCGTAACAGGTACAACCCCAATCGTGTCAAGCGGAGGCAACACGCCTGCCATTAGCATTACAGCAGCGACAGCAAGCGCGGCAGGTTCTATGTCAGCAGCGGACAAAACGAAGTTGAACAACATCACAACCAACTACGAGGAGGACGAACTGAACACGGGACAGAACATTCTGATGAATACTTCTGTTGGTGTAGCTTCCAATAAAATTGTGGACATAATGGGGGATGCATTGGCCGACACAAGTAACGCCAACAGCAAGAAGTTCATAGGCTTTCATACAGGTAGTGGTGTTTGCGTATTGCAAGGAATGGTGGATGCGGTTTCTGCGATTAACAGCGCAACAGCAGGCGGCCCTTTATGGATTGGTGCAAGTGGTGTATTTAGTGCAACCGCACCCACGACTACAAACTACTACTCAAGAGTGGTCGGTTACTTTGTAGGTACAGGACAAGGTGGTGAAGTTATTTGTTACTTCGACCCATCGAAAGATTGGGTTCAAATTAGTTAATCATGGCAGAAATTTCAGGAGTTCCAACGGCTGACATAGATAACGTAGACGGGTTCTTTACTACGCAGGGAGGAGGTGGTACTGCTACGACTACGCCAACCATAACAGCGTTAGCAGATACCTACGGAGTTGGTTCTTTAGTGGTTGGTAATTTCGCGTCATACACGAGTGTCACATTTCAATGTGAAGTATATGTAGGAGCAACTCTCATAGAGGGCAATTCGAAAACGATAAAAAACGGTGCAAATATAACGTGGTCAGACACGTCCAACTTATCGGGTACGCGAACCGTGAAGCTAAGAGCGCAAGAGTTTGGCGACTTTATCCAATCCGCCGAAGTGACAGATACCTACGATAAACTTGCTACTAGCTTTAGGTATTTTAGAGTTCAAGGTGTGGATGTCAACGGGGCTGCGGTCAGTTTACATCAGGGTGTAAGAGATTTCAGGTACTATTCTGCGGCAATTTTTGGCGGTACGGAATATCCTACCGACATGACCACGGACTCATTGCCTACGCCATTTGTCGCATCGGGTTTCTTCTTTAGTTCATATAGCCCTTTTAAGGGTTTCGATAATAGCTCAAACACTTGGTGGTGGTCATTAACCAATAGTACCGCGTCATTGAATCATCTTACAATTGACATGGGCGCACAGACCACGATGCTATCGGGTAGGATAAAGTTTTATAGCGGTCAGAGTTTACGGTATTTTTCCATCATGGCATCAAATACAGGGGCCTTTTCAGGTGAGGAAGTCTATTTAAATACGGCAATCGCTTGCGACATGGCAAATCAATATCAAACGATAATGTAATGGAATACACGCAAGAACAAATTAACGCGGTGGTAGCAATTACGGGTGCTGAATTATTTATCAATCATGTCCTTGGTCTATATGCGGACGCGGTAGTGGTTGGGATGCAACTTAGCCATAACGAAAACGGTCAGCTAACGCAGGAGGATATAGAAGCTATACAATCATTGATGCCATGAACTACGAGTTTCTCGGTATGCTATTGGGTTCTGCGGGGGGTATACTTGCTACGTGGGTCAAGATGACTAACGATGTAACCAAAATAAAGGCAAGGCTATACGCGTTGGAGAAGACCGAAACCAAGGCACAACAAACGCTGGAAGTATTGGTGGAAGGGGTAAACGAAATCAAATTGCTACTAGCTAAAAAAGGAATCGAATGAAATACGAATTTGCAAGAAAGCGGTACTATGTAGAGATGTTCAACTACGTGTGGTCAATGACCGAATTTGATTTTGAGCAACTATTACTAGACGGAGCAAGCGGGGGTATTCACGATGATTGGGAGAGTTATTATAATGCTAAACTACTTAGCGGAATGAAACGTGGCTGGCAGTCTGAAAGAAGAAATATATTTACATTGCTTGATGCGAAACGTGAAGATTTTGAGTATGCACTTCATGACTTTAATAGCGGCTTTTTTTCATAGCTAAAAAAGGAATCGAATGAGAGAAGACGTAATGATTCGAAAGAATGGCGGACGCTGGCGGTTCCGATACCTTAACGAATATATCAATTGGTTTGAGGATACCGTTTTTACCTCAAAGTGGGTTGACCCTGTAGAACACGGGGCAAAAATGATTCGCGCTATGGATTCCGGACAGGACAGCAGAAGGATGTTAAATACGTTTGTGGTTACTTTAGAAACAAAAGGGTGAGGGATTTAAAGCGAGTCATTTTGCATTGTTCAGCAACTCCCGAAGGTCGAAAGGTTAGTGTGGATACTATAAGGGGATGGCACATGGACATGGGGTGGAATGACATTGGTTACCATTACTGTATTCTTTCTGATGGAACTATTGAAAAGGGTCGGGATATTGATAAGATAGGAAGTCACACCTATTCGCATAACGCAGACTCAATTGGCATTTGCTATATCGGGGGCTTAGACAAAGGGATGGATTACAAGGATACTATGACGGCTCAACAAGAGGTTTCGTTTATTCAGTTAGTATGGTCCCTTCGCATGGTCTTTGGTAAATTATCGGTTCACGGGCATAATGAATTTTCAAATAAATCATGTCCTTCGTTCAAGGTGAACGAGAAATTCAAATTTTTAAACGAAGAATAAATGGAATTTATTATTGCAAACTGGGCAACCCTTTCGTTGGCCGCAATTACTTTTTTAGGAAGCTATACGGCTTTGACTGAAACTAAGAAAGACGACAGAATTGTTAACGTGTTATCTAGAATACTTCAAGCGGTGGTTTTTGGAAAGAGCCGTAAGAAGTAAAAAAGCGTTGTGTTACCACCTGAAACGGTGGGCTGAATACCTCTCCTGAAACGTCGGGAGGGGTTTTTTTGTGCAATAAGTTTGTTTATTGGGAATAAATGACTATATTGAGGTATGGAAAATACAGAATATAAAACCTTCAACGTCACGCAGAATGACTTTGATATAGACGAGCAATGTTGTTTGTGCGGTAAAGACGTGAAACACAAAGAGGTTGAACTTAGAGTACATACTTACGGAGGGGGAGAAATCATTCACCCAAAGGATGACGGTATAAACGATGATAGCACCTACACCGGTACTTATTTAATCGGGTCGTCGTGCGCTAAGAAACTACCTAAAGATTACATCGTAACTCACAACAATAAAACAGGAGCATGGACAAACGCATAATGACAACGCCTGAGAAGATGAACTACTTAGAGAAGAAGTTTAACGCACCAATGGACATCATAATGCAAGCAATAAGGCATTGTGAGGACGAGGGTATAGATGTAACACAAATACAAATGCACGAGAACAATGATGACTTTAAAAGACAGAGAGGACGAGCAGTTTTGGATGAACTCAGCGATTGAGTTAGCTTCATTAGTTTCAGATATGGAGGATAGACAGCCAGAGGATTTTTTAGAAGATATGTTCCAAAAAGGAACGAGGTCATTATTAGAAATGGCTGAATCTAAAATACAGGTATACTCAAGTATGAGAAAGAGTAAGGGTAATAAAGTTTTAAATGCTGCTTTAGATATGCAGGTCACCATTAAGAAATGGATTGAAGGATAATGGGAAAATTAAAAGAACACGCAATGGGTGAATTAGATTCGCGCCCTCAAGTTATGAGTACGGCTTACCCGCCAGAACCAAAAGACATTCTCTGTCTTATTGAAATGCGAGTCAGAAACGCAAAACAACGAATTGATTATGAACTTGAGGACTTAGAGAAAGACCTCGTAAATATCGTCAGCAATGCCATTCTTTGAAATAGAACTACAAGACCACACTATGCTTGTCGTGTATCGAATATTAGAGGGCATGACCTCCACGGATTACGACGTTCCAGACGACGAGTATATGCTAGAACACGAAGAAACAACCATTGTTGATGAAGACGGAAACGAGGTAAATGAATTGAGTGAGGCGTTGAAAGCTGAGGTACAGAAGATAGACTTAGACGATAAAATTTTTAGACATTATCAAATAAATTACTAATGGAAAAGAAACAAGGAAAAATAAAAGACATTGACAAGATGGACAATGACCCATGGACGTTAAATGGTAAAACGTATTATGATTTTTACGTAAAAATGGAGGAAGAGGGAGAGGAAGGCAGGGCTTCATCTTTAACTGAGTCAGCACCCCCGTATAAAGTTGGAGATGATGTTGAGTATACAATGACTTCGAACCATCATGGAACACGCTTGAAAATTAAGAAGCTAAGGCCAGAAGGCAGTTATGAAGCAAAAGCTGGTTATGAAGCAAATTTTTCTAAAGGCACAGGCGAGAGCATTAAAACTCAATGGGCAATAGGAAGGGCCGTTGAGTTAACGATAGCTGAAATGCCATCAAATGGAAACCTTTTGGACATGGATAGTTTAGAAGCAACAGCGAAAGAAATTTTAGAAATTCATAAACGATTGATGTCATGATTACGTTAGAAGCATGGATTAAGGTGAACTTTGGTTCACAGAAAGGAATGGAGGAAGACTTAGGTTTAGCGAAGAAGACTATAAATAGGTGGTCTAACTCTAACCCAACTAGGTTCTACTCTATACTCCCTCAGTTGATGGAACGAACGGGGACGGAAGCGGTAGACATTATCAAAATGGTAAAACAGAGAGAAGTTGATGTCATGGCTATTGAGGGCAAGCGATAAAGAGTTACATAGGCTTCGTAGGTTTTTGTTGTTTCGTCACATAGAGGAAACGGAAACAAAAAAAAAATACCTTATAGCAGAAGAACTTCATAAAATTGGACATGAATTAAATAAACGATGCAACACAACGAAATACCTTCCTCGGTAAGGCAGTTCAAAGGGCTTTGGATACCGGTTGAAATTTTAGAGATGAACATAGCCTTAGCTTCTAAAATGCTATGGGCTGACATAAACTCTTTTACGGGTAGAAATAGCACATTCTGGAAATCGAATGCAACCGTATCGGAAGAGTACGGAGTAAGTGCTAGAACCATAACCCGATGTGTAAGTGAATTGTTATCACACGGTTTGATAGAAGAGGTTTCATGGAACGGAAGAACGCGACATTTGCGAAGCAGCGTAGACATTGTGTCTATGCAGCCTAGACAAGTTGACGAGTCAGTATCGCCAGATTGTCTAACAAGTAAACAAGAGAGTTTACAATCTAAAAAACAATCTAAGTTTATGCGACCTACTCAAGAATTGATTACTCAATACTTTTACGAAATAAACTCAACGGAATCAGAAGCAGTAAAGTTTCACGATTACTACACCGCTAACGGTTGGATTCAAGGAGCAAACAAAAAAATTAAAGACTGGAAAGCAGCGGCTCGCAATTGGAAAAGAAACGCCACACAATATGCAAAAGGAAATAAAGGCTTTAAAGCAGACAACTTCGACGTTAACTCCGCAGTCGCTTTCGTTACTAACGGGTGAGTTCAAAAGCGGATTACAAGCGAAGGAAGCATGGACGCAAGGAACGAATATCGTTAGCGCGGTTAAGGAACACCCCAAGGAAACAAGGTGGTGGATATACCAAGAGGTAGCAAAGTTGGTAAAAGAGATAGACGCAAATAAAACCTTATCTTCAAATGAAGAGATAGAGTTTTGTTGCCGTTCTATTATTGAGGAACACCCAACCTTAAAACTCGATGAGATTTACGTAGCGTTTAACATGATTCGCCAAGGTAAGTTTGGCAAACTATATGAACGTTTAAAATCCGCTGAAATCCTTGACTGTCTTAGGCGTTACGAAAGTGATGTGCGCTCACCGATATTAGAGAGAGATGCAGAAATGAAAAGAAAAGAGTTTCTGCAATCTTCCGATTATAGTCAGGTTGTTCTAGAGCCATTAGGATTAGCAGGAATATTTGACAACTTAGCCAAATCAGAGACAGAGGTAAAAGGCGAAGGGATTGGTTCAAGGCTAAGAAAGAAGAATGAATGGTAGTATATTTGTATCTACTCGTCGTTGTGGTGAGTTTTTCCAATTCTGCGGGAGAGGGGGCGTTTAATTATGCCCCCTTTTCTTTTTAACTAACTTGCTGTCATGACTTGGCTCAAAGAGGTAAAGAAATTAGACGCGGTATTTAGCAGATACATTCGTTTAAGTCGTGCTGACGAAAATGGAATAGCGACTTGTATCACGTGTGGCTGTAAGAAACCGTGGAAAGAACAGCAATGCGGTCACTTCATGTCGCGCTCTCATTACTCTGTTAGGTTTGACGAGTTAAATTGCGATGTGCAATGTGTCAAGTGTAATATGTTTAGGCAGGGAGAGGGTTATATATTCTCAATTCGATTAGACGAGAAGCACGGAGAAGGGACGGCTGAAATGCTTTATCAGAAATCCAAGCAAAGCCATAAAATACCAAAGGAAGAGTTGATTGAAATGCGTAAGGAATATCAAAAGAAATTTGATGGACTGCATTGATAGGTTTTTCATAAAGGAACGAGAGCAACTCGTGTTAGTCGCGTCAAAGTATGTTCGTCAAAACGGAAGCGACTTAGTGCAAGACGTAATCGTTCAAATCTATTCCGATAAAGACAAGTATTTTAAAATCTGTGAACGCGGGGAGTTGTTCTTTTACCTTATCCGTATTTTTAGATTAGCAGGGTTCAGTAAAACGAGCCAATATTATTACAAGTATAGAAGACACGAAGACAGACATCGACCTTTAAACGAGGGGGCGTTAGCTTTCGATGAACCATCCGAAGATTGGATGGAGCGTGAAGTTCAATTAGACCTTTGGACCGCTAAAATGATGGCGAGTGTAGAACATGTGTTGACCGATTTGAATTGGTTTGAGAGTCAACTATTTAAAATATACTACCTTCATAATCACACAATAACAACATTGAGTAATGACACAGGAATCGCAAGAACAACAATTAACAGAAGTATCCGTAAAACCAAAGCGTACCTACAAAAAACGTACTCCGAAAAAGAAGCCGACTGGGATAGGGGATACGGTGGAGAAAATAGCGGAATTGACAGGGGTAAAAGCAATAGTAAATTTGATTACGGACGACTGCGGTTGCGAGGACCGAAAGAAGAAACTTAACGCTATGTTCCCATACGAGACAGTCAGTATGTCAAGTAAGGACAAACTGCTATGGGAGACTTATGTAAAACCTGCATGGGATAGGGGTCGAATGAAAGCAGGTGAACAGCATTCAATGATAAAAATTTATGAGAATGTATTCCCACAAGTTAAGAGAAAGTTAGTAAATTGCGGTGGGTGTATCACAACGGCACTTAAAAAACTTCAAGCGGTTTACGACAATTCATGCGAGTAATTACAGTAGCATCCCTTGACGGATATTCTAGACGAAAAGACAAGAGCGTCTCTTTGCGATTTATAACGCAAGAGAAGACCTCTGAAGAGATTAAGCAAATCGACGAGTTATGCGACACGTTCGGAGTTCTCTATTACAAAGGTGAAAGCAGCCTGAACAAAGAAGAGATTGCAGATTTAGATAATGTAGGTCTGGACCTATACGACAAGAAGAAAACACAGAGCCAAAGATTACGCAGCGTGTTGTTTAAAGTTCACGAGATGAACGGAGGAGGTAAGTCAGGATTTGCAGACTGGTATAAGGTAGAAACGGAAAAGATTATTAACCACTATAAACAGAAGCTAGACAATGAGTAAGGATTTAACAGTAAGATTTGAGCATCTAAACAAGCAGTCAATTGAAGGGCAACTTCTTATGTCAGCTTGCATATTGCACACAAACAGCACGGAAATAGATAGAATGGATGAATACCTTGCGCAACTTCAGGAAGTTCATGATGAGTTGTGTTTTACGAAGGAACTTATTAAAGTAATAAAAGATGTCTAAAGACACACACCAAACGAGACTGTTGAATTACTTTGAAAAGCACAACTCAATTACGTCGCTTGAAGCAATTCGTGACTTAGGTAACACACGGTTAGCAGCTACGGTTTGTGACCTTAGAAAGAAGGGGCATGATATAGCATCTACAAGCGTAGAGGTCATGAACAGATTCGGAGGGACAACGAACGTAGCGAAATACACTTTTCAAAAGGAAGTGAAGAGAGCAGGGGATTGGTTCCCTAAATGGTAACCCCTGAAAATAACAGGCAAATACAGAACAATGGAAGAACTACTAAGCACTTGTTGCGGCGCACCGAAATATGGAGACTGGGATTTATGCGGTGAATGTTTAGAACACGCAGACTTTAGCACGGACGAAGATGAAGTATAAGAAAGGAGAGTCAGGCAACCTAAGCGGAAGGCCCAAAGGAGTGCCTAACAAGGTCACAGACGAGGCTAGGGGCATCTTCGTTGACGTGATGGAGGGTGAGGTACAAAACATCAAAGACTCCCTTCAGTTGCTTCGTGAGGAGTCAACAGAGAAATACCTCAAAGCCCTAAGTTCCCTGTTCCCTTACTTCATGCCAAAGCAATCGGAAGCAAGCGTTACGTTGATTGAGTCAAATATGGAGCCGGCATGGTTTCAAGACGTAATAGAAAGAACAGACCAGAAGGATGAATTCCTTACTAATGACGCAGCCAAAGACGTACTATGATGTAAAAGGATGTAAGAAGCGCATCCAAATCCATCAAGGAGGCACAAGAAGCGGAAAGAGTTTCTCAATTACGCAGGCGTTAATTGAACACGCATATAAGAATCAAAACGCTAACCTCATTATTTCGATGGTGCGTAAGACCTACCCTTCATTGAGGAGTTCGGTTATGCGTGACTTCATGGAAATCCTACTAAAGGCAGGCTGGTATCATGAAAGGTATCACAACAAGACAGAGAACACGTATCAACTATTCGGTAACACGTTTGAGTTCTTTTCTTGCGACAACCCTTTAAGATTACGTGGAAAAAAAAGAGACATACTCTGGCTTTGTGAGGCGAACGAACTCTCGTACGAAGACTTTTTCCAACTCAATATCCGAACAACAACAGGTCCTGTAATATTAGACTTCAACCCATCAGATGAGTTTTCATACATCTATGATTTACTCGACAGGGAAGACTCTGCATTCTTTAGGACCACCTACAAAGACAACCCGTTTTTAAGTAAAATACAGATTGAAGAAATTGAACGCCTAAAAACAAATGGTGACTCCAATTACTGGAGAGTGTATGGGTTAGGCTTAAGAGGTATAAGTCGAGAAACAATCTTTGAGACGCAGACATACAAAACACTTCCTGAAGGGGCGAAGCGTTTAGCGATTGGTTTAGACTGGGGTTACTCGGTAGACCCAACGTCCATTGTCGATGTTTACCTTCACGGTCAAGAGATTTATATCCGTCAAATGCTTTACTCAGGTGGCTATACCAACGATGACATTGGAAGGTTTTTAAAAGAGCAGGGGCTAGAACGACACACCGAAATAGTCGCTGACTCAGCAGAACCAAAATCAATTGAGACTTTACATCGACTAGGGCATAACGTCAAAGGGGCCAAAAAAGGACCAGATAGCGTTCGCGCTGGGATTGACATCATGAAGAGGTACACCTTAAAAATTCACGAGTCGTCGTCAGACGTGATTAAAGAGTTCCGCAATTACAAATGGTCAACAGATAAAGACGGAAGGATGTTACCAAAACCAGTAGGTATGAACGACCACAGTATAGACGCTGTTCGCTATGTTTGCCTTAATAAACTACGCCCAAATTCAGGGCAATATTTCGTCGCATGAAAGTTAAGATTACAATCCCAGAATCATTTGCTGACATTACGATTGGTACTTACGTCGAAATGATAAAAGCGTGGGAATCTCATGAAGACGCAAAGGACAAAGTAAAAGCAGCGGTTAGCATCCTCTGTAAAATGAGCGTGTCAGATTTAGACAGGATGACCGTTGAGAGTTACAACGATGTTTCAAAAGCGTTGGTGAAATTCATGGGTACACCTAACACTAAATCCTCTCCCACCCCTAGGTTTGATTTACACGGGGTTCGATACGGACTCATCCCTAACTGGAACAAACTATCACTTGGGGAGTTTGCCGACTTAGAGCATTACGCTTCGAAGGGATTTTTTGAATGCCTTCATGAAGTTATGTCTGTGATATACAGACCGATTATAGACGAGGGTAAGGGTTGGTACACCATAGAAGGGTACAATCAAACCGAGGCAAAAAAAGAGGTCATGCTCGATATGCCAATGGATGTTGCTTTAAAGGCGATGGTTTTTTTTTACAATATCGGAACGAAACTATCGAAAGATTTGGAATCCTCTTTGACGACCCACCCGAACGCGAAGACGTAACAGACGAGGGAAAGCAGGAGTTAAAGAAGAATCAAACCATAGCTTCTAAGTGGGGATGGTATAGAGTAATGTACGCTTTAGCGATGGGCGACGTAACTAAAATGGGTGCGGTAGAACTTATATCTATAAATGAAGCATTCACGTTTCTTTCTTATGAGACGGACGTAAACCTTAGCAAAGCAATGAAGATATGATGTACACCGTAAAGGATATAAACGAGGTTTTCCAAGGAATTGTCACGAACCATTTGCAACTAAAATCCTTCTACACAAACACAGAGAAGGAACTGGACATCAATAAAATTACAGTCAATCTTTTTCCCTTGCTCTATGCTCAGGTAACCGGAGCAGAAGTGAATGACGGGTTTACGACATACACGTACGAGGTAAACGTCGCAGACCTTTTGATTGAGGAACAGACCGATACAATCATTGACGTATATCAAAACACATTTCTAATTATGCAGGATATAATTGCCTTGTTCCGATTGGACCAGAGCAATGCTTTTCCAAACGTAGGAAATCAATCATGGGGTATCGATGTACCTATTCGTTGTACTCCATTCACATCTCAATACGACAACCTTTTAACGGGGTGGAGTTGTGAGTTCTCTATTCGGGTTCCGAATCCGTTAAACCTTTGCGTAGCCTTATTCTAATGGGATTAAAAATAATCGTAAAAGGATTTAAAGGAGAAGACCGCATCAAACTAAAAGAGGTTGAGGACGAGATTGATGACTGGGGCGATTGGATTTTAGTCAAGGCCAGACAGAATTTAGCGAGAGGCACAGCGGAACACGGAAGTAAAAACTCAACCGGCAACCTTTCGGAATCTCTAACTTACGAGGTGGGTCAAGATTCAAGTCAGAATATTATAATGACTTTTCCAATGGTCCCTTATGGTATTTACGTTGAGGAAGGTGTGAAGGGAGCAACGAGTTCACAAAAGGCCCCAAACTCTCCTTTTCAATTTGGAAGAAAGTCAGGCGCAAAAGGGGGGTTACGTAAAGGGATTCGCAAGTGGATTGAAGACAAGCCTATTCGAAATTCAAAATGGAAGAATAAGAACGGTCAATTCATGTCGTATGACCAGATGGCTTTTGCCATTTCAAGGTCTGTCTACAATAAAGGCATTACCCCATTCCCTTTTATTGAACCCGCTATTGAAGATAGTTGGCACACGTTTCACAAGAGGGTTGAAATTGCGCTAGAGGAGGACATCCAAAGATTTTTATTAAATAAGTTGCCAGAATATAAAATGGAGTATGTTGTAAATATTCCAACAGAAGAAACGTACACCCCTCAACCAAGAGATTCAAGAGGACGATTTATTAAGCGAACATGAGTTACTCTATAAAAAAAGCATTGCCAGAAATGGCTGGAGCGTTTGACCCAATTATCTTCTCAAATTACGAGACGACTTACGCTACGATAGGGTTTAAGTTTCGGTACATCTATAAAGTATCGGTATACTCTGGCTCCGGAGTTTTATTTAACGACATTACGACAATACGTAAATTCCCAAATAACCAAGGCGTTGGAATTGTCGATATATCTAGAACGGTTCAACCTTACGTAAAAGGAGAAAGCCCAACAGACCCCACGTATACAAGTTCTGTAATTGCGTCACCGGTAAACACGTACGCATGGGTTAAATTATACGCAGGATTTGAGTATGCAACAACTGAATTTGGCGAGGTTACCGAATACTTTCAAGGCTCGGCTTTTGAATGCCTTTGCGTAAACGGAACTTTCTTCGCTCAAAACAAAGACCTATCAAGCAATTACTTACTAAGTAAAATGTGTCTAGCGTCAAACGCGGATAGGACATCAAATTGGATTCCTTCTGCAATTGGGATGAGAGAAGACAAGGCTTTAGAAAGCAGGTTACCCGTTCGATTGACTCAAGGCGGCTCGGTGGGTTTATTCAATGTCAACTTTACGTCAGCGGATTTAACGAGAGACGCGCTTTACATCAATGTAGGTTTTTATAACGATAGCATTTTAGATGCAGAGGTGTCAATCCTGCTTTCAGACATAGGCGTGTCTACTGCCGTAAACACATTTAGTGCGGGAGGCTCGCCTGTTTATCAATTGTTTATTTATCCTTCGGCTTTAGAGAGTTCAGGTAATAGTGCTTTAAACCCCAGTAGTTACCCCAACTCGACACGGTACGAGGTGAGATTCAGCATAGGTGAAAACACACAATTCGTTTCTCGCAGCTATTGGTTCGACATTAAACAAAACACCAATTGCCAACGAGGTATGTATGTCCGATGGTTAAACCAGTTCGGCACTTGGGACTACTTCTTTTTTGATGGTCAAGTCAGCGAGTCTCAGTCTATCATTAGGAGTAACTATGAAACGGTGAGGGGTAATTGGTTTGATTCTGACGGTACAAATTTCAATATGCTTGCATCAGAACGCGGTTCGGTTTCTATGGTCGAGAGGATAGAAGACAAGTTTAAAATGACATCGGGTTGGCTTTCGGATAACCAATCTGATATGTTGCGCTCTATGCTACGCTCTAAAAACGTAGAAGCCTTTTGGTTTGAGACTGAGGCTACCCCATATTCAGGCACGCAGTTATACTATCCAGTTGTAATTACTACCTCCTCTATGCAATACAAGAAGACCTATCCAAACAAACTGTTTTCTTATGACATCGAATTTAAGTACGCCAACGCTCAAAGAACAACCTACTGATGCTTGAATTAGCCGTTCGTAACCAAACGTCCGAGTCGTGGTATATGCTCGACACTTTGGGAATCAACATGGAACTTGTCTTTGCGATTGGTGAAGTAGCAGATTTTACAAAACGTACAAGCCCACATAGTCTATCGTTTGACCTTCCGATGTCTCCAATTAACAATAAGTTTTTTGGGTTAGATGCCGACATCGATGCGTCTATGACTCTATTCGATTGGACCAAAGAAACGTCTGGTGAAATACTAGACGCAGGTGTGCCTATTCTAACGGGAACACTTCAGGTTGTTTCGTTTGACTTAAACCTACGGGTATATCAATGTATGTTCTACGGAGAGAACGCAGACGTTTATTTAAGGTGGCAGGGCAGGACATGGAGGGATGTGTTTACAGATACTAACGATGTAATAACCACAGACTTAAACCACATTTTAAGCGCACAAAATGTTGTCCTAAGTTGGACTGGAGACATTACGTTAGGTCAAATAGGAAGCGGTGTTGTAATCTATCCTCTGTTAGATAGAGGATTAACGAACACAGATTACGAGCAATTTTCTGGCTTTTACGGAGCAGGCGGCCAATACAACACGGGCATATTTAATAGTCATGCTCAACAAAGCAGTCCGGAACAACTAGATGGTTTTTTAATGGTGCAGACCTTACGTCCTGCTATTCAATTAAAATACCTCTTTAATCAATTAGCCAATTACGCAGGTTACAACATTACGTCAGGTGGATTTCTAGATGGGTACAGCGCGGATAAGTTGTACATGACTTTAGGAACAGACAAGGAATTACAGGGGTCAGTCGTAGCGGGATTTTATGTTGCTTTAGAAGGGACATACACCAACCTTTCAGGACCAAATATTGGGGCTGCATGGTTTACGGATTTACTATTTAGTGACCAAGGTTGCGTTAATTGTTATGACCCCGCTGACTGGATGAGCGCGGGGCAATTTGCACCAACAGAATCAGGTTATTACAATTTCGGTTACGGCATTGAGATTAATTCAGGAGGAACGGCTACCTCTATTGAGACGACGCTTTTATTTGAATGGTATTTAAACGGGGAGTTGTACAACACGATACCATTAACGTACGTCGTGGGAGGTGGAGTGCAGACGTTTGGAGAACAGAATTATCTCTCAAACTCCATGCAGGTAAATTTCGGGGACGTAGTTTCTTGGCGACTTGTAGGTTATAACACCTCAGCGCACCCGTTAAGCGTTGTCAATTCGGGTACTTATATAATCCTTCAGTACGACGACACGAATTACCCGCAAGCAATTAACACGATTGCCATGTTCGACGACGGGACCGTTGACGATTGGATAGCTTCAATTTTCGAGGAGTTCAACCTAATAATGACGAGCGACCCCCTTCGAAAAGAACTGACAATCTTAACGTATGACGACTATATGGACGCAGGGGGCAGCCCTGTTGACTGGACACAGAAACTAGATATAAGCAAGGGGTTTACCGTAAAACCAATGACGGATTTTTTAACCCGTCAGGTTATGTTCAAGGACAAACAAGGAAAAGATATAGCTAACAATTGGTGGGCGGTAAACATCAATAAAGTCATTGGTCAGTTTTCTTATGACGCTTCAACTAGCGCATTTTTAAGGGAAGAAAAAACCATTGGTAATAATTTCATTCCGTTTAGGAACTCGTATATACCAACAGCGTTTAACGGTAGTTACATCCCCGTCGATTCGTCTGGTTGGTCAAACATACGGGTCATGCGTATGTGGAATGAATACACGAGCAGCGGGGTTAGAGACAGCCAAAACACGGCTTCGCTTTTCTTTTTTCATGGAACACAGCCAACGCGAGACTATGCGGGCAATCCAATTTCGTACTACTTGCGCAATGTCTCGTGGTACACTAACGTAACATCAACAAACAGACATCCAAGTACAGATGTATTGTCGAACACATCGGACGACGAGAATAGCGGATATATGCTTACGTGGAAGGGGCGTATAGTTCACGACGACAAGCAAGGCAAAACGAAAGGTCTTTACGAGCAGTTTTATCAGGGCATGATAGTAGAGCGTTATCATTTAGACGCTAAGGTTGCTGAATGCACGATGTACTTAACTCCCGATGACGTTCGAGAAATCCAGTACAACAAACGAGTTTTTGTTCAAGGCACCTATTGGTATGTAGAGCGTATATCAAATTATAGGGTAGGCTCAAATAATCCATGCCGTGTTGTGTTACGTAAGTTTCTAGGCGAGGCTTCGTCTTTCCCAAACGTTACAAGGAACTGTAATTTAACTCCCGTTATCAATAAAGGGGGACAGGTCTTTTTTACAGACGGGGTGACGAGTTCAGCAGGGAATTCAAGTTGTTGTTTAGAGAATGACTACTACTGGGACAACACTACTCAAACATGTTGGTGGAATTGGAACGGAGGCAACGACGGAGGGGTAGGTGACCACGGTGACCCCAAAGACCATGACGTTAATGCAGTTGCCCAAAATGCATGGGTTCAACCTTTGTTGACGGGAGACGCTCACAGAACTATACTTCGTCAGTATCAAACAGAACTGCCCGTAGAAACGCAGACGTTTGAAATGAACGCTATTACAAATGCGGCACAAACGGTCAACGCGACTTCATTGGGTGGTGTCACAGAATTGCGTTTGCTTCCAGATGCTCAATACAACCTAGAGATATTTATAACTGCTCGAAGCGCGAGAACGGGTGGAACGTCTACGCCTTTACTTGATAATGTAAAGTATGTGCAATCCATTTTCACAACGGGTATGGCTACTCAATCTTCAACAGTTGGTGCAGACGTTTTTAAAGATGACAACAGTTCTGGTCTTACCGTATCGGTTGCGTCGGGTACGGGTTTAGATGGTCAGCCTAAATTTCAAGTGAGGTGTTCAGACGCTTTTACTATTACAGGTGAGAAGTCGTGGACTCTTAGGATAGAGGCTACAATTTCACCAACGCAAGCAAGAACGTCATTACCCGCCCCAACGATTGCAAACGCTCAATATCAAGATTTTAACTTCATCGGTTTCCAAGATGGAAACGCTTTAGAATGGAACTCATGAAAAACTTTATAAACACTTCCGGAAGGATGTTAATTAGCACTTTGCAATTGACCAACGACAACCCAGTTAAAGGAAACGCAGATGCGTATTTATGGAATGGTTGGAATGACTTAGACGTAGGGGCATTCGCTCGAATTAAAATGATTATCCAGAATGGCACAAGAAATTGAAGTAACGCTAGTAGTTCAAACGCAAGATGCCGTTGCGCAACTTGAAGCATTTGCTGAAGAATTAAATAAGACGGAAAAAAAGATTACAAAAAGCGCGGAGAAATCTACAAAAGGATATAAAGAACTTGGCAATGTGTTCACGCGGTTATTGCCACGTTCTATGCAAAGCCTAGTCAGGAACTTTACTCAGACTAAAAGGAGTATTGATAGGGCTTCTAAAAGCGTAAAGTTATTTTCTAAGGCTTGGATTGCAACGGGTTTTGGTGCAATTGTGGTTGTCTTAGGAGAGATTATTTCTAACTGGGATTCTATTTCTGAAGCGATAGGGCTGACGAATAAAGAAATGGATGATGCTCTGGCACTTCAAGAAAAGATTACCTCAGCGCAAAATAGGTTTACACAAACGTCTATACCCTACGTAGATATTTTAGAGGACACGACATCTACACTAAACCAAAGAGTTACCGCAACTGACGAGTTAGTTAAACTGATGCCAGAGTTAAACGGCTTAGATTTAGACAGCGAGGCAGGTACGTTGGCGTTGAATTTGGCTCTTACAGAAAACAATCGTTTAATAGGGTTACGAATTGAACTCGAAGAGTTACAGCAAAAACTATCGGATGCCAATAAAAAATCTCGAAGCACAGAATTAACTTTTTACCAAAAAGCTAAAATGGCTATTGTTGCTTCTGTGAGTGGCGCGAGGGCGGCTCACGAGGGCGCGTTATCTGTATTAGAGAATCAAACCGAGGGAACGGAAGAATACAATCGACTGCTTGAAGAGTACAACGCATTGATTCTAGAGTCCTCAGAAATTGAAGGTAAGAGAGCAGAAACAGCAAGGAAATCCAAAGAAGGCGCAGAAACTGACAGGGAGTCTTTAAGGATTCAAACAGCACAGTTAAAAATTACTAGGGACCAAGCACGCGCGTTAGAAATACTAAACATCGAGAGGTCTGATGGGGCTGCAATAGATTTACAAGTAGCAGAACAAAGGCTTTTGTATCAACAAGAAGACCAACTGGCTGCAATGTCGTTGCAAGGGGCAACCGATGAGCAGTTAGAGACACAACGAAAGTTGCACGTATTCGCGATGGAGGACTTGTATAACGACTGGTTAGTAGGTGAGTTAAAGGACTACGAAGCATACGCAACAGCACTTGAGGAAGAGGTAAACAGAAGCAACAAAGCGATTAAAGACAGCCGAACAAAACTATTGACAGGCGAGGGTCAGGAAGGGATGTCGGCTGAAGAGAAAGAATACCAATCGATTTTTGATAAATACACTAAGCAACTAAATTTAGAAAAAGATTTTTCGGCTGAGTATTGGGAGGTGTATGACGCAAGAGAGCGAGAATTGACTAGGATTACAGATAAATACGCTGACAAAAGGGTAAAAACCAAACAGGACGAGAACCAACAATTGTTTTCCGCTGCTAAAGATTTTACTGGCGGGTTAGCGGATATGTATGGTACTCTATCCGACTTGTCTGAAGAAAATGAAGAAAAAGCAAAGCAATACGCGATTACGGAAATCGCTTTAAATTCAGCGGTGGCATTAGCTAACGCTATCGCAGGAGCAGCAATAGCAGCAAAGGACAAAGGTGCTGCTGCCCCTTTCGTTTTGGGCGCATACATCATTTCTATGTTTGCAACGATTATGAATGCTCAAAAACAGATTAGCGGAATCATGAATGGCGCAGGTGCAGGAGGAGGCGGTGGTGACGTAGCGATACCTCAACCCGTAGTCCCTAACGTTAGCGATGACTTTATGCTGAACGAATTTACGGGTCAAGGTGACCGGTCTTTTAGGGCCTATGTAGTTGAGTCGGATATTCAAGGAGCAATTAGCAATGCGACTCTAGTTGACTCAAGAGCCAGTTTAGGGGGTTAAATAAAAAATGGCACACCTTTATATCTATAAATATGGAACGTAAACTCGTGGAACTTTTAATTCTGGAGGACGGAAATTATGGCGTTGATGCCGTGAGTTTGGTTAAGCACCCTGCTATTGAGAGTAATTGGATTTATATGTCGAAAGACGATAGGAAACAATTCATTTCTCTAGCTATGATTGACGAAGAAAAGCGAACCGTTATCGGGGCTGCTTTAATTCCAGACAAGCATATACCACGGTACGATAAGTCAACGGACGAAGAGTATGACGTATACTTCTCTGCTGAGACTGTACTTAGGGCGAGTGAGTTGTTCTTGCAAAATAATTACGTGAATAGCGCAACGCTTGAACACGTAGAAAATACTAAGGGTGTCTCTGTTGTTGAGTCATGGATTGTAAGTGACCCAGACAACGACAAGTCCCGTGTTTTTGGTTTAGACGTACCGGTAGGTACTTGGATGATTCGCGCGAGAATTGACTCTGACGAAGTGTGGGAAAGTGTTAAGTCAGGAGAATATCAAGGATTTAGTATAGAAGGCTTTTTCGCAGATTCAATTCAAAAAATGAAAGCAGAACCAAAACTCAGCCTTGAAAGCATGGTGCGTAAACTGTACAATACACTTGTGAAACGTAAGTTTTACGTTGAGGCAAAACTTAATGACGGTTCTGTAATTGCATCGGAGTCGGGGGAGTTCTCAGCAGGGGTAGAAGTTTATAAAATTGGCGTAGAGGGATTACCCGTTGAAATTGATAACGGTCAATACGAAACTACTGGAGGCGTAAAGTTTGAGGTCTTCAATAACGTACTGATTGAGTACGACGGAGAGGTCCAAGCGGTGGAAGAAAAGGAAGCGGAAGCGGGTGAAACACCTATTGAGATTGACATGAGCGCAATGAGGGTTAAGTATTACGCTCACCTAATGAGAAATAAATACGCCAAGAAGTTAGAGAAAGTAGAATTAAGTCGTATATTGAGGGAAAGCGTTACACACTAACCAACAGAGATATGAGAGATAGCGAAGAAGTTAGAAGCACGATTGCGGATGCAGTTTTGGCAATTGATAAATATTTGGATAGGAACGCTGAGTTCATGAGCAATGAAGATTACAGAACTTGCGAAGAATTTGTCTTTGCGGCAGGTGATGCTCGACGCGCATTAAAGGGCTACTAAACAACAGAGACATGAGAAGTTATATTTTTGTAGAAGGCGCAGGCAAAGCTGAAATTATGAATGCGATGCTTGATGAAGGTTACACCATATTAGAGTGGTCTTTTATTGTTTTTGACGCAGTAGAAGTTTCAGGAGGTACTGAATTACATTGCGAATTTGACAATAGCGTAAACGCGCAAGACTTTATATTCGAGTTAGAGAGAGCAGGCTTTTATGTTGAGGGAAAATAAACAACAGAGATATGAAATTATTTGATTTAGTAAATGACTTTCGTGATGAAGTTCGTGATAGCGATATTACTTGGTGGGATGATTATTTAGGATGTACTATATATATCCCTCGAATAAATGACCGAGATTATTACGCTATAATTGATTTCGCAGATGAGTTACGGGACATGGGACACAAGGTTGATTTAATGCAAAACCTTGACGACGATTACGACGAATTGGAATCGGTTGAAATGGACGTTTACCCAAACTAAACAACAGAGATATGGCATTTAAATATTACTCAGCTTTAAACGCTGCTAGTGGTGACCAAACGTTACCGCTTCCGATGACTTTGCACAACAACAACGCTGCAACCGTTAGCATTGAAGTTACCCCAGAAGGGGGTGGTTTAATCTTTCAACCTTTTGGAACAACTCCTAATGTTCTTTCAAGTATGGTAAAGCTACCGACTTTAAAAGCTGCTCAAGCCGCAACTACGTATGATACCACAACAGATAGTCAAGGTTTGGGAGCCACAGTTTCAATTACCACGACTAATGTAGGTAACGGTAAATTTGCTGCTTTCCCTGCATCCTCTACTTTAACAGCATCAGGTGCAGCAATAACACCATCAACGACTTACATACCTTCTAGTAATGGTACAGGTGGAGGCTTTGAAGTTACTTTTACGCAGGCAACAACGGGTGCTTTTGCTCCAACTGATGTATCAATTGTTAAGGCAGGCTCAGGATACGCTATAGGCGATGTGTTAGAGTTTGACGTAGGAGGGGTAACCGTAACTGCTATTGTAACCGTAGATTGTTTTACTGCTCTTTTTCAACCAACGGCTGCCACTATTGTTAGTAGTGGTGACAATTACAGGGCGGGCGATATCTTAAACGTAGTTATGACGGAAACAGTAGCGGATGTCGTTTACAATTATCCAGTAACGTTTAATGTGGAAGGGGCTGCTTTGGTTTCTACGTTCATAACGTATAGCTTACTTACCGGAGAGACAACGCCAATGCGAGCGTCTATTTTTAAAGTGCTAGGAACAGACGCACGAAGCATTCTAGCCAACTCAAACTAAACAATAGAGATATGAACGTAACAGAAAGAGAATTAGATGCCTTTATTGACGAAGTAGAACGTCTAGGTTATGTTGTGGAATACGGAAGTATTCTGTCGTATGGAACTGCTGAAGTAGTAATCCATAGAAACGGAGCGCGTGACCCATACGAATTTGGGTATGACATTAGACAAATTGTATCGGATTTAGGGTTTCGAGATTTTGATATGCACAGCGAGTCGATGGAAACTATTGTCATAGAATTATTCTAAACAACAGAGATATGAGAGGTGAAAGTAACGCAGACTACGAACTGAATCTAATTAAAAAACAAGCACAAGATTTAACGTCTACGCTTGAAATTTTATTGGAACACTTTTATACTGAAGTTGATAGAGGGGCTGGATATGAAGCTGAACAAGCAGCGGAAGGCATAGAAGAATTAATTGAACAGACTGAAGGCATACACGAGCAAGCCCGATATTACTACCGCTCATTTTAAACAACAGAGATATGGAATTTGATTACGATATTTTTTTAGATGAAATAAATGAATTCATTTATACGGTAGAGTCAATGGGGTTTTCTTTAGGGTATTGGGACGAAGACGATAAAAAGATAAACTTCACGGTAACTGATTTCTATATGATGGGTCTAGGGACTGATGAGCAGATTCGGTTTTTAGAAAAGGCAGCCGAAGACGTTTGGGGGCGCAAACAATTTATTACTGAGGCACGTTCACTAGGTTCCACCAATGAGATAGTAGTTCAGTATACCGATTGGTATATGTAAATTATCAAACAACAGAGATATGATTACAAAAGACCAATGGTTGTCAACTGCTCGTGATATGGAAGGAGCCGTTTTAGAGTTTATCGTAGTTGATACGGGCGAGGTAATTGAGGTACGTGAGGAGAATGGCAATTGGGAGCGTTCAGACGGTTACGGTGGTCGTATGGGTCACGTTCAAGTGTATGAAATTCGAGACGATTTAGAAGATGAGTACGGGGAAGTCGTTTTAGATTACATTAGTTACAGCTACTAAACAATAGAGATGAGAACAAACCTATATATCAGTAAGGAAAGGAAGTACGATTTACTTTCGGCTTTGCTCTTAGAATATGGCAAAGACCCGTCTATTGGTCAAGATAGGTTTGAGTTCATAGAACTCCTCGCTGAAATTACAGCGTCGTTTTTTTCTGATGAAGGGATGTCTGCACTAGAAGCTATTGACTACGTGGAAGACAGCGTTAGTTATATGGGCATAGGATTTGGCCGAGAGGATTATATTGACGATTTCCTATCGGATTTGGATTACATAAGAAGAGCATAACGATATGATTTCATTTGACGGATACGAAGACAGAGGAACGACTTACATTGAGTTGTTCAACATTGAGATATACCAGCCAAGCGGCACAAACTATTGGGTTGTTCCTGACAAACGAGGTGGGTCGGTTTGGGAATTTGATAATTTAGCGGATGCGTTAAACAAGGCAGAAACACTATAAAAATGAGTTTAAACGATATTTATCTTTACATGGAACCCTATGATTACGATTACCGTGGTCAAGGTTTTTACGTGCATCCCTATCGGGATTTTTCAAATTATAGAGAGTTTGAAAAACAAATGCTTGAGAACATTAACATGTTCGGCCCCACGGTTGAGGAGTGGGAGGTCGTCGATACCGACGGAGGTAAAATGGTTTGGGATGCAGCTACGGACAACTACGGGTTAAACGAAGAAGCCTATGACGCTATCAAAGAGTTTTTCTCGTGGTGCGCTAACAACAAAGTAAGCACAGATGCAGTTAGTGAATTTGTAGATTTAAGAGGTCACGATGTAACAGATGACATTGAAAATTTCTTAGACGACAATTACAGAGGTCAATTCGATTCTATGTTAGAGTATGCGTATGAACTTATTGATAGCATTGGAATTAGCAAAGAACTCGCTGAAAATTACTTTGGATTTGACACGTTAGGAAACGCGCTAAAAGCTAGCGGGGATTTGGATATGCTTATAATGGACGAGTGGGAAGACCGTTATGACACACACGCGGAGGCGCAAGCCGTTTACGATGAGATGTACGATATGCGTGATTCCGATTTAGGCGAATGGTATGTCTACGATTTAATTGGTGACTTAGATTCGGCTCTTGGAGACAGAGTAAGTGACTATTTTGATTATCAGAAATTCGCGCGTGATTTAGCATACGATTACGATTATATCGACGGAACCATTTGGAGCAACTATTAACCAATACAAGATGTTTAGAAAACGAAAGTTAGCAGAAGAGGAGTACGTTGAAGAAACAACAACGGAAACCACAGAGACAGAAGAATCTACCCCCGATTCTATGGAACAATTTATTAACCTATTAGTAGACATGGGTCTGTCTGCTGAACAAGCCGAAGCGGTACATACAATGGCAATGGAACTTGTCGATGTATCTGGAGGCGAAACCATTACTGAAGAAGTGAAGGAAGAAACAAAAGTAGAGGCATCGCGTCAAGAACGCGGTAGTCGTCGAAGTCCTCGTCGGGAATTTTCTCGTCGTGGCACAACAGGTCGTCCATCGCGTCAAATGCGTAACGAAGAACCAGCTCACGGTCGTCGAGCAATGAGCGAACAGCGTAGCGAACGAACAAGCCCAACCCAACGGTTGGAAGTTCAATTGCGTCGCCAACGTCGTGAAATGGCTGAGATGCGAAAGCAGTTGATTGAGTTAGGAGCGCAGCCCGCTACACGCGGCTTGAATAACGCACCACAACGTAGGGAAGTTAGCGGTTCAGTCCCCACACCTTCAGCAGAAGGGAGTATTCAGGACCGCGTTAATGCAATGCTAAAAAATGTACGATAATGAATAATCGTTATAATTCTTTGCCTTCACGCAGAAGCCGTCGTGAGTTATCCAACAACCCTCAAGGGTTGCCGGGAACTTATGCGGGCGTGTTGTCAACCCCTTTCATCGCTCCTGCGTTGAAAACAGCGGATACTCTTGTAAAGGGATATGTCCGACAAATTGATGGGATTTCTTTTAAAGCCGTCCTTTCTGCTACGTCAATTGCTGACGATGTGATTCAAGTAGGGGGGGCTAGTAACTGTGCTTTTGATGACGGTAATAGTGTCACGCTTTCGGAAAGCATTCTGACATTGACTGATTTAAAAGTCAACGAGGAACTTTGCCGAGCGACTATGTTAAACTCTTGGCAGGAACAACTCGGCCCACGAAATACGGCTGACTGGTCCTCACCTGAATACCGTAATTTTGTTATGGGTCAAGTGGCAGCTAAAACCGCAGCAGGAGTTGAGAATGCTATCTGGAAAGGTTCCAATGGAGTTTTCGCAAATGGTTTCTTGTCTAGCGACGGAGTTTTTGATGATGATGGACTGGCAGCTTCTTCTTTAGCCAATGCAACAACGCAAGCTATTGCCGCTATGACTGCTGCAAACGTGTTGCAACAAATCGGTTTGGTTTACAATAAAGCAGCAACCGATAAAAGCGCAATTTTGTCTAAGCCTGACTTGAAGTTCTTTGTAAGCAATAAGACTGCTGCATTGTACCGTCAAGCTATCGCAACTGCTGGAGGTGGCATTGCTTTTGACACGGCAGGACTAGCTTCTGGTGCAGCTACTACAACAACGGGTCAGGGTTACAACAACATGGTAACGAACCAAGCCTTTGGAGCATTGAACTTTTTGGGTATTGAAATTGCTGAATGTCCCGGAATGTTTGACGACGCTATCGTTTTGGCTCAAACAGAAAATTTGATTGTCGGCAGCAATCTTTCAACTGATTATACAGAGGCTTCATATATTCAAACATACTTGTATGATGGCTCAGATAATGTTCGTGTAACTATGAGATTTGGATTGGGTACAGTTGCAGGTATTGCGGCTGATGCCATCGTGGGTAAAACGTTTTAATCTTTAGAAAATGAGTTGCGATATTTCAACTGGACGCGCGGTATCCTGCAAGGATGCTACGGGTGGAATACTTACAGTATTCATTAGCAACTACGTTTCTCCCCTTGACCAATACGCAGGCTTTGCGCAAACAGCTAATGTCATTTCGGCATTAGGAACTGTTGATTCACCGTATGTTGTTTTTAAGTTCGAATTGCGTCGTGAGATGGCTTCATTTACAAGCGCGGTGAACAGCAGCCCAGAAAACGGAACCACGTTTTTTGAGCAGACGTTAACCATGAATCTAAATAAGTTTTCTCAGACAGACGCAGACGCTTTGCGTGTGTTAGCGTATGGTCGTCCACAAATCATTGTTCAAGACAACCAAGACAATCTAATTGTTATGGGGGCTGAGAACGGATGTGATGTAACGACTGGGCAGGTTACAACGGGACAAATGTTTGGTGACCGAAATGGAGTAGAGATGACCTTCACGGCTCGTGAAACGTTAGCTTTCTACACTATGACTCCTCCGTTAGCCGGAGGAGCAGCAGGAGCAGGACCATATCCTTTCACGGAATTCGAATTTATTACGGTAACCCCGTAAGGGAAGGGTTTAATCTAAATTAGAGAAAAGGGGCAGCATAGGGTTGCCCCTTTTTTATATCTATAAATGAGATGCTACAATTAAACAAAGCGATAGGCAACACGGTTTACGTTCACTTAGGTTCAGAACCCATAGTATCAGGTGCTAAAATCTCTATCATTGCAACGTCAGTAATGACTAACGTGACTGTTACGGCTTTGTTTACAGTTGCTACATCCACGGAAAGGGCGACGACAATAACAATTGATGCTTCAACCTTTGCGCTTGGGATGTATCTTGTAACCATCAAAAACGAGGCCGAGACAGTTACATATACCGAACTACTTGCTTATGTGTCAAGCAGTACGGGTGTACCTTTACCTGAGCCGACTTACGATGAGTATTCACAACAAGTAACCGCAGTAGTCTATGGAGGATAAGAAAAAATACGACTTTTCAGTCGTTGACTATCAGTACACCAACGTACCTCAATATCGAGAAAACCAGAACCAAGACTGGGTAACGCTAGGTGAAGACAACCTTTACCCGTATTTCATTCAAGACCTTTTAACGGGGTCGTCTATGCATAACGCGATTGTTCGTGGTTGTACGGATATGATTTATGGTAAGGGACTAGATGCGCATAATAAAGACTCGCATGTTGAGCAATGGCTCAAACTTAATAAATTGTTTGGAGACGGAGAAGCGTTAAAGCGTGTGGCTTTTGATTACAAGCTATACGGCAACGCTTATTTAAATGTTATTTGGTCCACGGATAGAACGCATATCGCGGAAGTAAATCATGTCCCGTCTGCTTATATCCGAGCAGGAAAAGCGGACGATACAGACAAAATCCCTTTGTACTATCATTCGACAGACTGGGCTTCTGTTGGTAATGGGGTGTATAGTAATGGTCAGGAGGTGGCAGAACCGTACGCTATACCTGCGTTTAGTTCAACAGACAGAACAGCAGCCAGTCAGATTTTACACATAAAACAATACAATCCTATATCCTTCTTTTACGGAATAAGCGACTGGATTGGTGGGACACGTTGGATTGACCTAGACCGCCAAGTAGCTGAATTTCATAGTTCAAATTTACAAAGCGGCCTGTTCCCTTCTATGGTCATTAGCATGAACAATGGCGTACCGACGGATGAAGAGCGCAGGCGTATTGAGCAATTGATTTACGAGAAGTTTTCAGGGGCTCAAAATGCGGGTAAGTTTTTAATGTTTTTTAATGACAACGCAGCAGACGCGCCTACCATCGAAGCGTTTCAACCGACAGACCCACAGAAGACGTATCAGTTTTTTAGCGATGAAATTGCCTTACGAATTCTGCAAGCTAACCGCGTAACAAGTCCAATTTTATTTGGGCTACGTGGCGAAGGGGGGTTAGGAAACAACGCAGACGAATTACGCGATGCTTACGATTTGTTTTATCATAGCGTAATCTCACCTATGCAGGACCAAATCCTAAAATGCATACACCCTCTTTTGTCTGTCAATGGAATTACTTTAGATATATTTTTTAAGAAGTTAACTCCCGCTTCGTTCTTGAATTTAGAAGATGTTAAGGAAAACATCGAAGAGGTAAAAGAGCAGGCTAAAGAGTCTGAGGTTTCGTTTAGTGACGTAAAAAAAAAAGACTCTGATTTAAAGAAGCGAATGCGCTTAGTTGACTCAAGACTTACGGACAGTCATTATTTGGTTCGTTCTGAGATAGTCGAGGAGGGTGACGTTGATGAAATGCTTCACCGTAAAAAGCACAAGTTTTACGAGGAGTATTCAAATAAAGACGACGTTTCAGATTTCGGAGACATTATAGGAAGGGACGGTTATTTGTTTTCTGTTCGATACGTTTATGCGGAGACAGCGACTACACCGCCAGAGAACCCTAACTACGAGAGTCGAGACTTTTGTGTGGACATGATGGACCTAAGCGATGACGGTGTGATATACCGTTACGAGGACATTGAAGATATGTATTATGAAAACCCTGAATTCAATCATCCCGGAAAAAACGGATTCGACAAGTTCACCCTAAAAGGAGG